CGCGTTGCGGCGCGCGAGGGTAGGGGGTTGCGTCTCGTTTTGGTCGCGTTGCGCGGTGTTCCAAACTCAACAGGGTAGGGGTTGCGCCAACAAAAATGCCTGGTCGGGGTCGTCACCCGGCCAGGCACCTGGAGGAACATCACATCCCCTGGCGATGCGTAGTCCAGGGTGATCGCACCATGCGCCGCACACCTTGCGACCCCGTTAACGTCGCGGCGGGCTCGGCCGCAGCAGCAGAAGGGGTTGGACGGTCAAACCGGCGCCTACGACCCAGGACCAGTATATCAATCAACGCAAAGTTTTTGCTGTGGATAGGCCGAAAGAAGCTTTCCGAGGGAGACGTATGGCGGGATTTTCCATGCGATCAGGTCCGTGACCTGCTGCGCCGCCGATCAAGGAGAGCAAAATGGCACCGATTGAACGCCGACACGTATCGGCAGCAAGGATGGCGTCGATTAAACGGCGGATCGAATTGGAATGGATGATGTTGTTGCCGCCAGAGATTGTTGGCCACTTTCCCCAACGCCAGCGCGTTGTATTGACGGTCATTGCTGATGATCACAGGCAGCATGGAATATGCCGCGCGCACATCGGTGACCTAGCGATTCGGGCGGCGTGCACGGTAAGCACGGTGAAGGCCACTATCAGTGAAGCTATCCGGCTCGGATTTCTGGCGCGCGATGAGCAACGGGCACTGATGATTGTGTCGGCCCGATGGCTCGCTTTCATCCGCGAGGACAGCGTCGACCGCCGCAGGGATCGCTACGCTGAGGAAGTTCAGCGGTTTGTTTGATCATTTCTCGCACTTACCGATCCGGCGCACGCTGATCCGGTTCTGACGCTCTGGCCGGATGGCAAAGACCTCGGCCGCTCGTTTGATTGCGGCTTGCTCATCGGGCGCGTCTACCTCGCCCAAGTGTTCAGCGCGCTTGTGGATCGCTGATTAAGCATCTACTTGAAACAGTGAGCCGATTCGAATTATTGCTTCGGAATGGAACTCGTCGAAAAACGCCGCGTCGGACGCCCGAAGACAACTACCGTGGGGATCGCTGAGCGCATTCAGCGCTACCAGCTGATGGAAAAATGCGCGCAGACCACAGACAAATGCATCTCACTCTGGGAAAGCATGGTCGACAACCCGAATTGCCCATGGGTACTGCGGCTCGCTGCCGCCGATAGGTTGATGGACCGAGCCTACGGTAAACCTCCCCAGGCGGTCATGATGGACGCGACGAAAAGCGAGACGTCGCTGCGGAAGGTCATCCATGAAGTCCGCTGGCTGCCGCCCGACCCCAACGATCGCTCTACGGTCACTGAGCCGGAACCCGATTGACGGGCCCACCACCGAACGAGGCGTCTTTAGCCATTTCCCTCTTGATGCGCTGGTGCCCGTTCCGAGCCCGAGGGTTTTTGCGACCTTAAGGATGCCCATTCCCTTGGCGAGAATAGCGGCCGCGCTCGCTACACATCGCCTCGTCAGCGCAGAACGTTTATGATTGTGTGGAGACCGTGCAGGAGGCCCCCGACCTGGATTGCTTGCATGTTTGCTTGTTAAACAGGATCCCCCGAGAAACTGACCTTCCTTTCAAATTTTTGTCAATAACAACAAACAATACAAACAACATATATATGTATTTGCCATTGTTGAGATTTCCTGTTTGCAGAGTGATTGTAAACGCGCTGCAAGCTTTGGCAACCAGCGCGAGAGCATAGCACGAATATCAGCCGCGAGGAGTTGCTGTTTGCTGCAAACATTTTGATGCTTGTTGATCGATCGCAAACGTCATCGGACGGCCCGGTATTTGCCGTCGGAGCTGAACTCGACCACCCCCGCGTCGATCAGCTGGCGGATGATGTCTTTTATCTCGGTGGACCGCAGCCGGCCTCTGATCGCCATCTGGATATCGCGGACTTTGACCTCGCCCCGGTGCTGGATGATGGCCAGAAGTTTATCGAAGAACACGCCCCGCTCTGTGTCAGGGACCTGATCGACTACGGCCTTTGCGATTGCTTGCCAGCGGCCAAGGCCAAGCCGGCGGCCCATTGCATGTCCGATGCGTCAACTTTGGCGCCCCGGCCCCATCGGCCAGCGGCTCTGATGGTCGCAAGCCTGACTGCAATCTCGGCGCTGCGCGCGATGTATGGCACAAGGTTCGGGTAGTCGTCGGTCCGGCGCTCGACTTCGGCGACTAGGTCCCGGTAAGCAGTGGCCGCCGAATCGCTGGCCCAGGGGAGCGCGTCCGGCGGGTACTCGACCGCTGGGTCGTTAATCTGCAGCAGGCTTTCCGGGCCGGACCAGACGTGCAGCTCGCGCATCGCCGCGCACAATCCATCGGGCATGACGGTGCCGGAGCTGGCGGGCTCGGTGTCGGCCACCCGCAGGTTGGATTGCAGCGCCAGGAACCGGTTGAGGAACCCGTTGTTCACGCTGTCGCCTTGCAGCGCCGCGTAGAACTCCTCGGGGGTCGACACGCCGATGAACGATATCGCCGGGCACGCCACTAGGCTCATGCGCTTGACCGCCCAGGCCGGCGTCGGCAGTGTGCTGAACGACACGCCCCATAGGCTGCGCAGGATTTGCGAGACAGCGGCCTCGTGGCTGTTGGCTCGGCGGTTTGTTATGGCTTTCAGAAACACGCGATCTCGTCCTGCACGCACAGTGCCAGGGGCCGGTAGGACAACAGATCGACCATCGCTGACAGCGAAAAGAATTTGCTCGGCCCTATGTGGTCGCCGGCGCCGGCCGCTTTCATCAGGCGGATCGCGCTGTCAAGCACGTGCTGCTTACCCGCGCCGCTGGCAGCCACGCCGACCACGTACAGGTGGGTCGCGGACCGGGTTGGGCCAGCCACCCGCCGGCCGATCAACGTACCGATGACCGTGACAGCGGTGCCCAGCGCCAGCACGCGGTTCGGCCGCCTGGATGTGGACGCCACCCAATCGACGATCTCGCCGAGGACGCCTGGCACATTGTCGGCGTACGGCAGGAGCGGCTCCGGGGGCGACTGCGTCGGCTCCCGATTCGGTTCGGGAGGGACCTGCACGGTCGCCGAGGTCCACCCCAGGCGGTCGCCCAGGAACCCGAATGCTTGCTCCAAGTCGCACCTGAGCGCCTGCATGACGAGGTCGAGCGGCGTGTAGCCCTTGCCGCCCCCGAAATCGCGGATCCCATCGGGAGTGATTTTCAGGTTCAGGGCGCGTTTCTCGTCGAGCCGCCGTCTATTTGACGGCCGCCAAGTAGCGACCGCCTCATACCCGTGGACGGTTCGCCGGCAACGGAATAATGGCAGCGCCGGCACCCAGGCCGCCAGGTCGGCCAGGGCCGCCTTGTTGAGCTGGCGGTGCGGCGACTCCTCGTCGACGACGGAATCACCCGCCGGCTCGGTTGCCGGCGCCGCCTGGTAGCCGAACCGCGCGAGCGCGGCGTCGATCTGACCAATGATATCGGGGGGCAGAGGCGGCAGCTCGTCAGGGTCGAGGGCGTCCAGGCCGCCTAGCCCGGACCAGCGGTACGGCTGGTTGGTCTCCGGGTGGATGGTCGGTGGGAGGATGGTCTGCCGGCCTGGCCCGATCAGCTCGCAGATTGTCTGGCCGTCTATCATCCAGCGCCTCGATTCGGTGACGTGCGGCGCGAAGTAGAACAGCGTCTCGCCGCGCCTGCCGACCTTGCGCACCGGCGTCACCGGCAGGACGGTGTCGAGCGTGGAGCGGATCTCCGGCACCTCGGTGTCGATGTCGAAGGCGACGGTGCCGTGGCTTGCCGGACCGCCGACGATGCCGACGCCGGCGTCGCCCGCGCTCCAGCGCGCGATCTCCTGCTCCGTAGGCGCGCGCCCGTCGAATCGGGTCTGCCACCGCGGCAGGCCGACCCAGTGGTCCTTCACCAGAATGCCAGGTCGTTTGGTGCCGGGGATTATTGGTATCGGCGCGTACCCGCGCTCCACCAACCGCTCAGCGATCTCTCCGAACGCGCCCATCAAAACGGCGCCTCGTTCTCGAGGATCTTGCGGCGCATGGCGTGCTCGAAGCCGACCAGCAGGCGGCGGAGGAACTCCCGCCACTGGTCGCGGTCGAGCGCGGCGAGGTCGGACTTCCCGATCTCGTCCAAGTAGCCGCCGGCGAGAGCGCCGGCCTCCAGGGCCGCGCCGATCTCGTAGGCGTCGAGAGTGGACGTGGGCATTTTGTAGACCCCCTTCGCGGCACCGTGACAATCGTGGTCGTCGCACAGCCAGACAATCGCAGCCGACGGCTTCGGCGCGTACCCGAGCCGGACGGCGCGCCGGCGGCACACGGCACAGAGCGTCGGCTCGCGGGTGGCAAATCTAGTGATGACATTGTTCACCAGGGAATCTCGTCGTTGATCGGACTCTGCCGCAACTCCGCCGCCGCAGTTGCGCGCGAGTGCAGAGTCCAGATCCGATAGAAACGATCGACCTCGACGAGCGACCCGTCGGGGCGACGTACGCGCCGCTCCAGCACGCGCCAAAATCTGCGGTCGCAGGCGACGCTGACTTCGACCGGCTCGTCCAGCTCGCCGATGCGCTCAATCGCCTCGTCGACCGTCAACGGCACCGGTGCCGACCCGCCGAGCGCGAACCAGAACCGCTCCGCGAAAGAGCGGGCCGTGCCGTGGTGCTCAAAGGCAACGTAGTCGGAATAGGTCGAGAGGCCGCTCAGATACTCCACGCACAGGGTCGGCGGTAAGTCAGGCCGACCCCACCGCACGTGCTTGCGGAGATGCACGTCCATCACCGGCAGCCAGGCCGTGTCCGCGGAAAGAATCGGTACCGCGTCAGCGGTGGTCGCGTGCTGGGCGACCGGCCGCGGCTGGGGGAACGCGTACCCGCAGGTTACGCATTCGGTGGCATCCAGCTGATTCAGCTCCCTGCAATCTGGACAAGGCTTCGCGCGCACGGCGCTGACGCCGACACTAGCCTCGCGGGCTCCGCTGCCGGCGGGGACATTGACGCGGTCGACCGGTCCGTGCCGGTAGACATTCTGAGCGAAATCGAGCACCAGGCAGTCGCGCTTGCGCTCGGCCCTGCGCGTGCCCCTGCCGACCATCTGGACGTAGAGGCCCGTCGAGAGCGTAGGCCTCAGCATGACCAGCAGGTCGACCTGCGGCACGTCGAAACCCGTCGTCAGGACCATTACGTTGACGAGGCAGCGGATCCGTCCTGTTCGAAATTCCGAGACGATTCGCTCGCGCTCCGTTGGCGGTGTCTCGCCGAATACGGTCTCGCAGGTGATGCCTCGCTTGCGCAGCGCGTCGCGGACGTGCGTGGCGTGCGATATGCCGCAGGCGAAGACAAGCCAGCATCTGCGGTCGGTCCCGTACGCCACAATCTCGTCGCAGGCGGCGCTGACCTTGGCGGCGTCATCGGCCGCGGCCTCCAGCTCGCCGGCGATGAATTCGCCGCCGCGCCGCCCGACGCCCTTGACGTCGATGGTCGCCGTGGTGGCCTTGCTCGACAGTGGTGCCAGCCAGCCGTCGGCGATGCCGCGGTCGATCGCGTAATCGTAGACGACAGTGTCGAACAATCGATCCTCGCCTTCGGCGAGGTGGCCGCTGTCCAGGCGGAAGGGCGTGGCCGAGAAGCCGCACACTGACATGCTGGGGTGCGCTTGGCGCAACACCTCAAGCGTCCAGCGGTACATTCCACCACCGCCGCGCGGTACGAGGTGGCACTCGTCGATCAGGACGAGGTGCCGGCGCCCCAGGCGCGCAGGCGAGCGGTACACGCTCTGGATGCTCGCGAAAACGATTTGCTGGTTCCAGTCGCGGCGCCCCAGCGCCGAGCAGTTGACGCCGATTGGCGCGTCGGGCCACAGCGCGAGCAGGTGATTAACGTTCTGGTCGATCAGCTCCTGCACGTGCACCAGCACAAGCACGCGCACGTTGGGGTATTTTCCGACGGCGTTGCGCGTCAGCCATGCAATCAGCAGGCTCTTGCCGGTCGCGGTGGCGAGGCTGAGCACCGGATCGCCGCTGCCAGCCTTCGCCCAGTAGGCGTCGAGCGCATCGAGCGCCTCACGCTGGTATGGTCGGAGTTCGTACACGTCAGCCCTGGTGCCAGGGTGCCGACCCGGCTCGGCCGGGCTTGCTCGCCGACTGCTTCGTCGCCGCTGGTTTCGTGGCCGCAGGTTCGGGGTCGAGCCTTGCGGTTTAGCGACGGGGGCCTGCTCAGGCGGCAGGACGCGCTTGACCTTGTTCTTGTCTTCGTACTCGCCGGTCTTGTCCTTCTCGATGCCGACCCTGATGCGCGCCTCTTTGAACAAGAAGACCTCGACGTTCCTCGACGTGCTCGGTTACGCCGAGCGCGATGCACAGGTCTTTCAGCGCCTTGCGACCGATGGTCTGCGCCTGCTCGCTGGAGTGCAGGTAGGTGATGCGCTGCCAGACCTGCCGTCCTTCGTACGGGCCGTCGATAATCCGCCATGTCAGTGCAACGTAGTAACCGTCGCCGTTGCGCGGCGGTTGCACCGACGCCTCGACGATCTGGGCGAGGTACTCGTCGGCGGGCAACAGGTCCCAGGAGTTCCCCTCCTGAGAATCGGGGTCAAAGTTTTGAGGTAGTTGCGTCGGCATGGGGGTCTCCTTTGGTTTTGCCGAGTTGAGTTGCTGCCGAGGTGCCGGGCAGCGCGGGGAAATACGAGGCGAGCGCCTCGTAACGGAAGTCGGCCGGCACCGGCATTTTTGCCGGCAGGCCGTATCTGTTTTTTGCAACGAAGGAGGGACGCGCTTCCCAATGAAGCCAGCGCTGCGAGCCGCCGTCCGCACGCGCGCGCTTCTTACCGAAGCCGGCGTCATCCTCTCGCACATGTAGATCCGGCGCTAGGAAACCGATTGCGTCGCACCAATCCTGCACGAGGCCGCGAGCACGCTTGTGTAGACGTAGTTGATACGAAGTGTAGGAAGCAGCGCGCGGATCGTTGACAGTCTCGATCGCGCTATGCGCGAGTAGCACAATGGCCATCCCTCGCTCACGACGCAGGTAATCGAGACCGTTGAGAACGTCATGCCACCAATTGTCGGCCGTTACGTAGCCGTTCCCGAAACCCGGCGTTTCGATCGACGCCCAACCCTGCGACCCGCACAGGTCGCGCCAGATCAACGCTTCGAGCGTATCCAGTGCGTCGATCACTAGCGTGCGATAGTCGTGGGATGCAGACGCAAGTGCGGTCAGAGCGGTGTGGACCTCGGGAAAGCTACCGAGCAGACCGAAGGTGTCGATTTCAATTCCTGCTGGCGCCCCGTCCTCGGTTTGCAAGAAAACTGGCGCCGGAAATTTCGCGGCAAATGTTGTTTTACCGGTGCCCTCCTGGCCATGTATGACGAGGCGCGGCGGCAGCGAGGCAGTGGCTCGGATGATACGAAGGCCTTGGATGATCGCAGGTTCGCTGACGAGCGCTTGCGTCGGCTTGGCGCGTGTGTCATTAAGGCGTGGCATTTCACTCTCTCCAGGTGCGCCGCGTTTCGTAGACGCGGCAGGTATTCAATCAGCAGCAAAGCGGCCGGCCCCTCGGGGACCGGCCGTTTGTGTTAGCTCGTACCCTTTCGGTTGCTTGCTGCACTCGGACTAGGGGTGCCCGGTTGGGCGGCATTTGTTGACAGCTGCGGCCCGGCCCGCCGCGGCTCACAGCAGTGCTCGCCTGCGTCTCTTGCGCCGACGATATCTCAGCCGCGGTCATGATGCGTCCTCACTGTCGGCGTGGAAAGCCGACCGCCTTCGGGCGTGCACGCCGGATTGGGGTACTCTTGCCGTTTGGATCGTTCTGCGGTCACATCATGCTGATGCGGCCGTCTTTTCGTTGCCGGCGACAATCTCGTTGCGCATTCAGCGGCCATTGTGTGTGACGCCAGCACGGGGGTTCTTTTCGGCTGAACCTCCGCTAGGCTCTCGACCCAGCGACGCAGGTCATCGCTCAGGATCAGCGTTTTGCGACCGCGTTTGACGGCGCGTAGATCGCCTGACCCGATGGCTTGATAAATTGCCGTGCGCCCAGCTCGCGCAGCCGCGCACGCCTCGGCAATTGTGAAGGCCATAGGTGTCATTTGGTACCCCGCCGTCGTCCGGGATCGTCCCGGCAACCGTGCGGTCGTCGTTCAGCGACCGTTGACGGTTTTCGCATGCCGCCACCGGTCGTTCACTGGTGTAGGATTTTTGGTAGGACGAAATTTTTTCCCAGCCAGCTTTCACGCGGGCGAAGCTGGTCTTTTCCTAAGGGCGCTTATCGCCTTTGAAACCGTTTCATCCGTAAACGGTTCGCCAAGTTGAGCCGTTACGGCAGTTGCGAATCGAATATATGGGCTCACTGGCGGGCCACCATCCGCGCGTGTACGAGTTACCGGTCGATTGAAATGTTCTTCGAATACCTGAACAAGACCTTCTCCCAAGAGCCAGTCGGTTGGTGATACTTCAAGAATTTCTCGCATTGGATCGGGGCCACTATACTTCCTCACGACGGCTAAAGATGTCATTGCGAGTTTATTTAACCCATTGGTGAGGGAGATTAAGAACGGTTCAGCGTGGTCGTCTTTTGAAAGAGTTTGGTTTATTACGCGGCGGGCCACCGTGGCATCGGGGCCCGGATCGGTTAGTAACTCGAACAGAGCACGTGCGTGCTTCGATACCTTCTCCGCGTAGTTGCGTCGGCGGGTACGTGTGCCCTTTGCGGTGGTCCCTTTGTAGCCTTGATAATGGTCCAATACGGCAAGGATATCTTGTCGCAATTCCAACTTATCGAGGGTATCCGGTACAAAATCTCTCCCAACATGTTCAAGTATTCGGTCGATGTTGAAATCGTCGAACGTCACGACCTCATCCCAGCCTCGAAGCCCGGCTCACCGGGGTCATTTCCCATCTGACATCCGAATTCGCGCCTGCCGAGGCATCCAAATAGTCTGCCCAACAGGTCATCATAGCGCGGCGCTCACGGAGGTATTCCGCCCTATTGTATGCGGCACGCACCGAGTTTTGCTCTTGGTGAGCGAGTTGACGCTCAATCACG